TTAATTTTGTAAATATAAATGGTGTGGAGATAGGAACTAAACTTAATAAGGGGGGTCAGGCTCGAATATATAAAAGGATGGATTGTGGCTCTACTATTCCTGGAGATCCTATATTTGAAACGTTGTATACTATGTTTCCTTTTTTGAGAGAACGAGAATATTTTGGGGGAGATTTTTCAGGGTTTGATATGACTTTACTCTATCGGTTGCTCAATGCCGTTGGAATGTTTATAGCGTTTTTTTATTCGTATAAGGGAATGAATGGATATGCTGCTCGGACGGTTATGTCAGATATTATTTATCGGTTGACTTTTAAATATTTGTATATTACTTTTATGTCTAGATTATACAAGGTTGAAGGAATGATGTTTTCTGGGAAGTATGAAACATCTAATGGGAATACTTTGTATCAGTGTATCGTTTTCTTTATGTATTTGGATTATAAATTAAGACAGTATAAGGATAATAAGAATTTAGTATATTTGAAGATTGGAATTAAGTATCATCTCTTTTGTTTTGCTTTTAGTGGGGATGATAATTTTCTAGGTTATCCTAAGGTCTTTTCTGATTGGTTTAATATAAATGCTGAGGATTATAAGGAGTTTGTAAAAGAAAAAGCTGGCCTTATATATAAGTATATTGAGAAAGCACCTTTGTATGGAGTCGTTTATTGTGAGGAAGTGTTACCTGAGTTTTGGGTTGAGATTAAAGAGAAAACTGTTAAAGGTATGACTTTTTTAAAGAATTCTTGTGTCCATGTATATGAAAGATCTTATGGTTCTACAGTTTTTGAGTATCAAGGTATTCTCACGTATAGAGATTGGGATGAGGTGGTTTTTAGATTAGGTAATTCTGATAAGTCTAACCAGTATACGATTACTGTTTTTGCCAAAATTATGTCCTTAGCTAATCTATGTATTGGCAATCGTATGGCTTTTGCTTATTTGCGTCATTTGTATAGAACTTTAAAATCTGTGATGCAGTTCAATGATACTATTAGGGTCGGAGATATTAAACATATGGCTAAGAAGTCAGGTGCTGTGTATTATCTTGTTCAAGGGAAAGATGATGATGATTATATAGAATTTCCTAAAATAGAAGATTTGCGAGATGCTCATAATGCTTTTGTGAATTATGATAATAAGCGTTCTATGTTGACTTTTAATACTCTTTATGGTATGGGATATAAAAATAGAGATAATGTGGTTATTGAAAGGATTTAAG